CACCAGCGCGTCCGGCCTGGCAGTCGTAAACTTTATTAGCATGGATGGCCAGCGCGCAGAGTGGAAGAAGCGCGGCGCGGACTACTGCGGTATTTGCGGCTGCGATCTGGCGTTCCGCATGAGGATGTTCTGGGCCAAGTACGGCAAAAAGGGCAACTCCGGCACGCTGGAGGGGTGCAGCGGCTACAGCTACCAGTACAAGGCCGCCGTGTCTGAAACTGGCGTGACCCGCGTTATTATGACCGCCGCCCAGGCAAACTCCTACCTGGTGGGCAGCACCGTGTCCGTCGGTGACGTGGGGACGGGAACCTCCACGGATCGCAACGCCGCCTCCATGCGTGCCAAGGCCGACAAGGTGCGTATCTTGAGTATTGAGGACGTGACCGTGGACGGCGCAGCCTACAAAGCGCTGAACCTGGACACGGCAACGCCGTTCGACACCGAAAAGGACAAGACCATAGTTTCGACTATGCCATGGCACAGCGGCAGCTGCGACAATGTGAAGGGCGCGGACGGCGGCCCCACAAGCTGCACATCCGGCAAGGAGCCTTTTATTATCCAGCTGCTGGAGTGCCAGCCGGGCGGCTATGCGATCAGCGCCGACCAGCTGACGGAGCAGGTGCTGAACGATACCGCCTACACGCATAGGCTGGTATTTTTCCGACAGGCGGCGCAGATCGCTACCTCCATTACAGCCAACGCTGTGCGCTCTCCTATCGTGCTGACGATGCCCACGACCCAGACGGGCCAGTGGATGTACGAGAAAGACGTGGAAATCGACACAGACGGCAACATGTATCCCGTGGACGCCGGATCGGGCGCAAGTTCTACAAACGGCTGCCGGGCTGCCGTCTCTGTGCCTCCCGCTGGCTCCCGCGTCTATGCGTGGTGGGCCTGGAATACGCTCAATGACAGGGGCAACTGTGGCCTGTCGGGCGGTAACGCGAACAATTGGACGGGCAACGCGAATTGGAACGGCCTGTGTGGCGCATTTGGTTAAAATTATCGCTTTTTATTGCGTTGTACACCGCGCCCGGCAAATAGCTGGGCCTGTGCTGCCACTATGGCAGCATGAACCATGCGGACAAAATCCGCAAAAATTGAGTGGAACCGGCACGGGGCCAACTGTGAGGAAAAACACGGGCGGCCCCGCGACGCGGAAAGACCGCGCCGGGGGCTAGTAGAATAGGCGGAGAGCCAAAACCGAAAGTTCTTGCGCTCAACCAAAAGCAGACAAGGGGGCCGAAGTACGAAAACGTATTGCAAAAAGATTGATATATCAGACCCCAAGCAGATAGAAAACTTTGTATTTGAGTGTTTCAGCGGGAGGTGGAAAGAAAACGGCTTTATAAATTTGCTGATCCGTTACGGCGGAATGACAAAGGAACAGGTACTGGCCGACGCAAAAGCCCAGGACTATAACAGGCTGATACCAGCAACAGCTGGCGTCGCTGCGGAGATTGCGCGCCGAATCAGAGCGCGCAATCTGAACCTGCGCCCGCTGCGGACATTCCAACGCCGTGACGGTCTAAGCGGAAAACTGCGCGATCTTTGCCAGGCCACAGCCATGCAGCAGTGTATGGACTATGTGGCCGTGGGCGCACTGCGCGAACTATTCCACGCCAAAATCGGCCCGTTTCAATGCGCCAGCATACCGGGCAGGGGCCAAAAGTACGGAAAGCGCCACCTGGAAAAGTGGATCAGACGCGACAAGCTGGCGCGCCACGTCCGAAAGGGCGACATAAAGAAATGCTACGCAAGCCTGACGCCGGACAAAACCATGGAGCTATTGCGCCGGGATATACATAAAAACCAGACGCTGCTGTGGTTTGTGGGTGCGCTGTTGGAAACGCACAAGTGTGTAACAACCGGGCTGGCGATAGGCTCCTACCTGTCGCAATGGCTCTGCAACTACGCGCTATCCTACCTCTGCCGCTATCTGGAGGGCATGGAGAAAATCCGACGCAAGCGTGACGGAACAGTACAGCGCCAGCGAATAGTCCGCCATTGCCTCTTTTATATGGATGATTTCGTGATAATCGGAACCCGCGCCGCAGACATGGACAAGGCTATGAAACAGGCCGCGATCTGGGCGCAGAAAAACCTGGGAATCACGATAAAACCAGACTGGGGCAAGATCGACCTAAAGGCCGGGGCAGTCGACATAATGGGCTTTGTGATAGGATATAAGGGAACCAGAATACGCCGCCGTATATACCGTAGAATCCGGCGGCAATTTCTAAGGGCGGCCCGCGATCTGCAAAGCCTGGGATATGTGCCGCACTGGCGCGCCCGGAAGATAAGCAGCTACAAGGGCTATTTCAAACACACGAACACCAGGACAGCAACACGGCGGCTCGATGCCTGGACAATCTGCAAGGCCGCGCAAAAATCAGTTAGCTATGTGGACAGAAAGGCCGCACAGCAAAGAAAGGAGTTAAAAGCAGCATGAAACAGACCGCATATTTCAGTGAGAAGCCGGACGTCGTAACCGTCTGCGTACTCCCCACCGGGGCCTCTGACGTGTGGCTGCGCCGCAACATCGTGGAAAAGCAGATTGCGGACACCACCGACGGCGAGGCCATGACCCAGTGGGAGTGCGAGGAAGTCTACGCCCGACACGGCGAGAAACTGACCCCGGAGATCGTGCAGGAGCGTTTCGACGACTACTGGGCCGTGGGCGAGAACTGGCCGGAGGCAAGCCCCGATCAGCCCAGTGACCACGAGCGCCTGGTGGCCCTGGAGGCCGCAATGGTCGATATGCTCCTGGGCGGAGGTGACGACGATGTATAAATTTATCAAAATACAGTACAGGCTGCACGCAATCACCGAGGCCCAAGTCTGGCAGATGGCCGACGC